TGGTGATTTGAATTGATGTACTAAATCAGCTGAAGCTATCGAGCTGCTTACGAACAACCAACTTAGTGATATGATAAAAGTATTGCGCATACTTCTATTTATATTATATCATTGCTTTGTTTAGTGTAAGTTGTGCCCACTGTTCTCTACCTGCACCTGCTTGTGTAGGAATAATACTAATAGCAAGTCCACCTGCATGTCCACCTTGTCTAAATGCTGCTAGATCATTTGCATTGCGCAACATTGCAGTCTTTTGATTAGGAATACTCATCAGCAACAATGCATCAAAGTTGTCTCTGTTTTTATACCATTCAAAGTTTTGTGCTAGATATGTTAGTTCAACTTGACTTGCATCCTCGGTGGTTGCAACTTTGTCTGCAATAGGACCAGCATAGTTTTCCATGTCCATTTGCAACAAATCCAGCATCAATGATTTTCTAATCTTTTGATTGTTTGGCTCGCTTGTTGGCAAGTCTGTGTTCAATGCTTGCATAAATGGACCTAGTCCTAAACTGCCGCCTTTGGCACCAATAGCACCAATAACAGTTGGCAGTTTTTCTTTGTATTTTTCTAGTACAGCACGTTTGGCTTTTTGTGATCCGCCACCGTAACCAATACGTCCGCCACTTGAACTCATAGCGGCTTTTAGTTCTACTTTGCCAATGCCGTCAATCTCAAGATCGCCTTCGCCTGCTGCTAGACGCACCTTGTTGGAAAGACATGCAAGTCCATACTCGCCTGGACCTTTTTGCTTTTTACCAACACCATATGCTGCTAGTTTTCTAAATGCTGCTGATCCAACTTCGTCACCAAACACTGCGCTAAATGTATTAAGAGGCTGTGACAATGCACCAACATCTACTGCTCCGCCTTGTTCCAAACGCTTGAGCAATGTATCCATTGTTTTGTAATCGCTTTCAATGGTGCTGAATATTTTTGTCATGTCTTGACGAATTAAAAGTTTTTCTTTGTCGCCCATGTTTTCGTCTTGCAAAGGAATATCAAATGCAGCATCAATGTTTGTACTAATAGTACCACTGTTTAGTATTTTCCAGATTCTATCCAACAAGTTGGCTTCGTCCTGGTTGTCTGCACTCAGTCCAGAAATAGTTGATATAATCTGTTCTTTTTCTTGTCCTAAGTCTTCATATTCTACAAGGTCTTTATAACGCATTTTTAACTCCTAAGTAATGTATTTATTCAATATCAGGGAATAAACATTCTTGTACGAATACTCTTACATCTTCTTCGTCAAGTCCTAAACTGGTCATTGTTTTAGGAGTATGTGGATTTTGTTTTTGATAATGTGCATAACGATTCTGTGCTGCCTTAACTTCATCTGTATCTGCCATTTCATTGAAGTTGCCAATATCTGTAAGGTATGCATCAACGCTGTCTAAACTAAGTTCTAATAGTTGATCAAGTTCTTCACGCTTGCTAACATTGCCTGCTGCTACCATATGTGGGCTAAAGATTGCTTGTGCCCATTCCGGCAATGCACGTTCTTTGCGCCATTCTAGTTTGCCTACTTCATCACCAAACGCTTCAATCATTGGGTGTTCAGGATTAGTAGTTCGACTATAGTCGTGGAAGAAGCCTGTGATTTTATTTTTACCAGCAATCACATCTAAGCCAAAAACAGGACCGTCATTGTCTAGTCTAGGAAATACACAACAATGCATCATCCACAACCCTTTGCTGTCACGTACATCAACTACATCAATGTGTGCTCTGCGATAGCTGTCACTGCTCCATACTCTGTTGAGCCATCCTGGTTGATTAAATCTATCCATACCAGGTTCTTGGATTTCTGTACCTGTTGCATCAAACGCATCAATCAACCTGTCTTGTATTTCAATCAATGTATCCCAAACTTCACTCATTGTCTAGCTCCTCAAATAGTTGCATTGCAAATTCAAAGCAAGTATTTGCTTCGGGTGCCATATCATCTGTAAGCATTGCACGTACTGTAGTTTTAAGTTCTTCTACATTATTAAAATCATACATCTTGCCGCTACCTGGATTGCGTTTTTTAATCATTTGCCCGCCATACATATCGCCAAAATGTCTTACGTACAAGTGTGCTAGAAACTCTTCACGATCTTCCATATGCATACAATAATCAGTATAATCTGCAACAACCTGGCACAGCAAATCTCCGTTGCGTTCGATACCATGTGCAACTTCTAGTTCTTCTAAGTCTTTACGAATAGCTTCTGCTCGTGCAATATCTTCAATGCCTTCTAGTACACCATATTCAGTTGCTTGACTCTCTAATACAGCATACATTACATATTGGTTGTAGAGATATCTATGATATTCTTCTGGTGTCATACCACGCAATAGTTTACTTGCGTGATTTGTACGTTCTGCTTTTTGATGGTTAGCCCATGTAAGTTCTTTAAGTTTGCTCATTCTTCCTCTAACTTGATTTGTAAATGAAATCCGTGATTTCGTGATAAGGTTACTGTTTCGTTTGCTTTCATTTCAGCAACTTCGTGTGAATATACTCCAACAACTCCACTGCCTTCTTCGTGTACTTGCATAGTTATTTGCATAGCACTATCTTTTGTGTGCTTAAAAATATTAACTAATACATCAATAACAAACTCCATCGGAGTAGCATCGTCATTTAAAAATATTACTTTATATTTTTTTGGTTCTTTAAAATCAACTTTAATTCGTTCGTCTAATTTTACATCTACACTCATTTTTTATCTCCTAGTTAAATGGGGGGATGTTACTCCCCCCTAGACTTTTAGCCTTCGATTGCGTCAAACTGTTTGATTGCAATCTTCTTTGGTTTTTGTGCTTCTGGCACATTGCGTACCAAGCGAATGTTAAGCATACCTAGTTCAAGTCCAGCTTGTTCTACTTCAATATGCTCGGCTAGTGTAAACTGTCTACGGAAGTTGCGTCCGCCGATTCCTTTATGTAGATAGTTTACTTCTTCGTCTCCTTTAGGAGCCGTACCTTCAACTGTAAGGACATTCTTTTCTAGTGTAATATCCAAGTTGTCCATACCGAAGCCAGCAACTGCAAGCGAGATCATATACTCGTTTTCGTTGATTTCTACTACGTTGTATGGAGGGTATCCGCTTCCGTTTGTTCTGTTTGTAAACTCAAGGTCATCAAACATTTTGTGAAAGCCTATTGTGGCGCGGTGAAGTTGAGGTAAGTCTAGTGTTGTTAATCTTGTCATTTTATTTCTCCTTTATAAAGCAAGAATAATATCGAGCCCATTATGGCGCTCGCATTTATTTACCAATTGTCGATCCTTCATAGATCGGATTGTGTGTTTGTGTGCAACGTATAAATGTAGCACACTTGGGTAGTTGCTTGATTTTTTTAGCACCTGCATATGTACATGTACTACGCACACCTCCGAGGATATCCTGTACCGTTTTGGCTACAGGTCCTCTGTAAGGCACAAGCACTGTGCGTCCTTCTGATGAACGATAGTTTTTCAATCCACCAAAATGCTTGTCGTTTGCACTTTCACTACTCATACCGTAGAACTGTACAAACTGTTTTTCTTCTACTACTGGAGAACCATCACTGTTCATTTCGTTTGTGAGATATCTCTTGGTGATTACTTCGCCGCCACCTTCGTCGTGCCCAGCAAGCATACCACCTAGCATTACAAAGTCGGCCCCGCCCGCAAAAGCCTTAGCAACGTCCCCAGGACAGGTACAACCACCGTCAGCAATAATATGACCACCAAGGCCATGAGCGGCATCAGCGCACTCAATAACGGCACTGAGCTGTGGATATCCCACACCAGTTTGGATACGAGTAGTACAAACGCTACCAGGCCCGATGCCCACTTTAACAATGTCTGCTCCACTTAATATTAACTCCTCTGTCATTTCTCTTGTTACTACATTACCTGCAATGATGACTAAGTCTGGAAACTCTGTACGTACTTTGCGAACGTGTTGTGCAAAGTGATCTGAATAACCATTTGCAATATCTATACATACATATTTTAGTTTGTTGTCGCTTTCTTTTTTAACTTGATGCAATTTATTATAGTCGCTATCACTTGTACCAATACTCATTGCAACACATTCAGTACGTTCGACAGGACCATTAAAGTACTCAATGAGTTCATCAGCACTGTATGTTTTAACTAAACAAGTAAAAATCTCGCCTTCGGCAAGTTTGTCTGCCATTTCAAATGTACCAACACCATCCATGTTACTTGCCATAATAGGAATGCCTTGATAATGATATTCATTTAAATCATAATTAGGATTGTAGTTACGGAAGTTTGTTTTACGTCCTAAACTAACTTGACTGCGACTTTTAAGTGTACTACGCTTTGGACGTATCAATACATCTTTGTAGTCAAGTTTAACATCTTCTTCGATGCGCATTTTGTATTCCTTCTACAAGTTTTCTTGATCTTTAATACGTTTTTTCTTAAATCTGCGAATAGCAGCCTGTTTTTCTAAACGGCGTTTAGTGCCTTTTGATTGAAAGAATTCTCTAGCACGTAACTCTTGTAAAATACCATCTTCGGCTATTTTTTTCTTAAATCTACGTAATGCTTTATTAAAGTCGCCGTTGCGTACATCAACACGCATTCCGGAAACAATAGCATTTTTTTCATCATGTTTATTTTTACTCATTTAATCCTCTTTGAGTTTATCATACAACCAATCTAAGTTGTATATTCTGTTGACGCTAAGTATATTATATGGTGTAACTTCGTCATTTGTCAAGTAAAAAGTGTTTGGTAAGCTAACAAAATAAGTAGCTAAATTTCTTTCTACTGTGTCTAAGTTATCAATATCTAGTATTGTATAATCTACAAAGCGTGATACATTGAGTAGCCAGTCATATGTTCTTTCTTCATCACCTGTTGGATCATAAAGATATATATTCATTGGTTTATCAAACTTTTCTAATAAGTTTTGAAACTGGTCTCGTATTCCAAGACTAGGCTGAACTAATAAGAACGAAGTTGATTTATTGTGTATTACATCTGGTGGTGTAATAACATTAATTTTTGTCATAATCTTCCCAAGGCAAATGATCTGTTCTACCTTGTATATATCGTTCTTTGTGATACTTTACTGTATCATTTGGATTTTCTTGTTTCCATGCTTGTTTATTTTCTTTATAGCTATTATCGTAAAGCTCACGTTCTTCTAATGCAAGTCTTCGTTCTTCGTAGACGGGTGCAAGAACTCCATCGGTATTGCTTCCTCCGTTAGCATCGGTTCTATTCCCGTCGACATACAGTCTGGCATAGGCGAGGGTGGCTTCTTCTCTGCTCGAGGTATTACTGGTGGTTGTGGTTCCTGCAAATCCTCTGTCGTTATTTCTGGATTCTGCAGGTTCATCATGCTGATGATCATTGCTTTCATTGTCATTGTATTTCTCCTTGGAGTCTAGCCGAAGACGCTCCTGTCTGCGCATATCGAACGTGGCCTGACTCGCTATGAGCAAAAGTACTGCTAGTGGATCGAACACAAATATAATAGTTATAATAACCCATCTTACTGCTTCCTCTAGTATATCCTTGTCAGCAGTTTCTCCGTAGATAAACTCTGCTAGGTATTTTACTGGTCCTACTTCTGCTTCTAGTTTTCTATACTCAGTCTGTAGAGTATACTTTTGTTCTGTAAGTGTGTCAATAGTATTATTTGCTAATACTATCTTCTGTTGCTGTTCTGCAATGGTAGCTTCGACTGCGGCATCTTTGCCCACAGTTAAACTATTACGTAAACTTTGTATTAGTGTGTTTGACTGTGCTATCTGTGCATCTGCACCAGCACGAATTCTTGTGACTTCTTCTCTTGCTTTTGTTATAACAGGAGATTCTGTGTTACGCACTCGATCAATAGTTGCCAACACTTCTAGTTGACGATCTTTAACGGCTTGTGTTTGCTCGTTGCGTATGCTAGATACAAGATTGGTTAGTCGTGTACGCTCTGCATCAACTGTGCTTTGTGCTGTAGCACGTAGTTGTGCTACTTGTCCTTGCAGTTCGCCTATCCTTGCACGTTGTTGTGTTATCCATGTGTCTGCTGACCTACGTGTGTTCGGTCCTGCGTTGCCGTCTGGGTTTGACCCAATAGTACGTTGGGCGGCTGCTATTTGATCACGTTCTCTACTAGCAAGTTGTCCTTCAACTTTTACAATACTATTTTCTATACTACTTATTTGTGCTAGTACAGGATCTACTGCACTAACATCTACACTCAACTGTGCAATGCGAGATTCGTATTGTGTTGCTTGTGTATCTAGTCTACGTAGTTCTTCATCTAATGCAGTTAGTTGTTCTTCGTATGGCTGTGTGCGTTCACTGTCTGATGTTCTTGCTGCTTGAATGATAGCATTTTGTTCATCAATAGCAGGTTCAATGCGTGTGTATGCTGTATCAATACGCACCTGTTCTTTGTCAATCTGTTCTTGTATTTCGTTGTTGCCTGCACCTACACTAGCTTCTGCTTCTAGTATACGTTGCTCTGCTCTAGCAATAACTTCTTCTTGTCTGTCAAGCTCTGCTTCGATGCGTTCTAGTTGTGCAACACCTTCAGTGGCAGCGGCAGTTTGTTCAATGTGTGCTTTGCTGAGATATCCAAAAATACCCATGCTTGTAATAAACATCAATATCACTGTTGCAATAGTTAGATAGCTCTTTAGCCACCATTTAGCTTGTTTCCAGTATTTGTGCAACCATACCGCAGTTACAAGTTTTCCTATTTCTAATACGCCGCCCATAATCATAATAGGTAACGCAGCGGCGGCAAAAATAGCCACCAATCCACTAACGCTGTAGTAGATAGCAACGGCGCTGATTGACAGCGCCGTGAGTAGTACAAGTATTCCAAATATCATGTTGTATTTATGCTATTCCCAACGGTAAAATATGTGCGCACCTATTCGTCCGACTAGTTGTAGTGTCGATGCCCACCTTGGATTAACATATGTAGCATGATAGTGCGTTGCGCCTTCAGTAATACCGCGATATTTGTTTTCTTCAACCATATTCCAAGCAATACTTTGTGCTTCTACCCAACGATCTTCGTCTAGTGGCCTGTCGTGTTTTCCATCACAGTACCAACTGAATTGACACTTGTTACGCCTCATAGAGCCATCGGCATTTTGCAAACCTTGCTTGACTACACCACAAACTGTATCTGGATAACGTGAGTCATTTACACGATTCAGCACTACATCTGCTACTGCTGCCCTGTCTGCTAGGTTGCTTCCTCTTGCTTCGTAGTATACGTTCAATGCCATACACTGTACTTGTGGAAATAGTTTTTCCAATTCAAAGTTCTGTGCCGGCGCTGGGCTGGCCACAAAGAATAGCATTGCTGCTGCGATATACTGTTTCATGTTTTACCTCAATGATTGTTTTTGTTTATCGACGCATACTTGAGATGTCTTTTGCATCTTCTTTTCTGTCTGCGAAGACTGGTACCATATTACTCTTGTGCATAGTTGCAATACCTAGCAACTGACGCTCGCCTGAATATACCATAGACTCTTTTGCTGGGCCGTGTCCTGCAATCTTGTTGCCTAGTGGTACTGTATCTCTTGTTTTGTAATTTGGTATTTTGTTTAGTCCTACACGTTTGCCTTGTGCATTTGTAGGAAGTTTTGTTTTACCAACACCCATAGATTCTAGCCATGCTTTGTGATCTGCTTGTGCTTTGGCTAGACGTTTACTTTTGCTTTTCTTATTCTTGATGTTGTAGCGTGTTGTTGTAAGGCCTGGGCCTACCATGCTCATAGTCATAAAAATAGTCCTGCTATTGTTTCTGTATATACAATATAGCAGGACTACTTTAGTATGTCAACCTATTCTTTATTGATTAAGTGTCGTTTAATAGCACGTTTATCTGGTGGCATTTCTTTGCCAATCATACTATTCCTTGCGTCAATAAACTTTTCATGGTATGCTATTCTTTCTAGTAGATACGCATACATTGGATCGTTAGGATCAGTTGCTTTGAGTTGTTTTCTTATGTTAGTTAACCTTCCTGCTACCCATCCATTAACTTCGTTTATTGCATGTCTACTAGTATTAAATGACATTACTTACCTTTCATTTTTTCTATTGCTGCATCGTATGCTTCTTTACTTACCACACCTTCAGTTAATAGGCGCTGTCTATTGACTTCGTGCGCTGCTTGAGTATCTTCTTTTGATCCGCCAAAGTAAGGAACGCAATGTCCTTCAGCTTCCATAATCTCAGTTACTCGTTTCATTTCGCCATTGTATTCTACTTTGAAGTCTCCTAGGATACGTCCAAACTTGCCCTTCATATCTTCGCCATGCTTGTCTTCAGTAGTAACTAGTTTGCCACCGTGCTTCATAAGTTCTTTTAATCTTGCTTTGGCTGCTTCGCCAAACAAGTCTTCTACCCTATCACTTGTACGTGACTCAGGAGTGTCAATACCCATGATGCGTACACGCTCGTCTTTTAAACAAACGCCAAACCCTAGATCAATATCTACGTCTACTGTGTCTCCGTCGACTACTTTAATGACGGTTACGTCATACTCGTTCTGTTGCATATTGTGCCCTCTCTAAATAATGTGCCCGTATTATTTAGTCATAAAAAAGACGCTCCGAAGAGCGCCTTTTAGTTGTTGTGTGTTTAACTAATCAATATTAGCTCTATCTATCCGTCTGTATATTTCTTCAATGTCCTTGAGGACATTGTGAATGCGTTTATCACCATCTATCCGTGTGTTGTTCACTTCACGTTCTATCTTGTCAAGTCTGCTGTAGATATCTGAAACTTTGTTTGATGTGTCACGCATCTGCTCAAGTGTGTTTCTCAGTCCCGAGATTTGATCTCTCAATGTGTCCAGTTGCCCACGTGTGACTGTGTCATTTTTCTGACGCTCTAATGATTCTACGATTCCGTTCACTTCGGTACTGATTGATTCTCTCAATGCTGCGATTTGATCTCTCAATGTGTCCAGTTGCCCACGTGTGACTGTGTCATTTTTCTGACGCTCTAATGATCCTACAATTCCGTTCACTTCAGCACTGATTGACTGTAAATCTAATAGTTGCTTGTTGATGTCTTTTTGAGATTGTGCAATGTAATCTATCCTTGCATGAGCATCTGCTGATGTCTGTATAGACTGTTCAAGCGAAGTTTGTAGATCACTGGTGATTCTAAGACCTCCGTACAACACACCAATCAAAGGCAAGACTGCTGTGATATATCCTATCCATTTCCACATTTAATCGTCTTTACAGTTACAGCCGCCGCTTTTAGATCCTACATATCCTGCCACTACGCCTATTACACCTGTGATTGACATTTGTAACAGTTCAATAATGTTCTGATCTAAATCTGCGTCATGTTCTGCCGCCATAGAAAATTCATCTACAATAATAATACCTAGTAATCCCATTAGGCCTACTGCCATTATTAATACTATTATGCCTTTAATATCTTTCATTTGCGTTTCTCCTTACCCTGTTATATACTAACATTATTTAGTCATAAAAAAAGGCCGCACAAAGCGACCTTTTAATTGTTATTGTGTTTAACTTAGAAGTTAAAACTTATACCTGCTGTTGGAGCAAAGTCTTCTGTGTCGATGTTATAGTTTGCACCTGCTGTAAATGTTGCGCCATTTACATCTACTTCGTACTCACCACCGATGTTTTGTAGTGCATCTGTGTCGTCACCGTTTAGGTATGCTGTGATGCCCATTGCTGTTGCTACACCTTCATAACCAAATGTTTCTGCATCTACATCATATGTCATTGCACCGCCGATGGATGCTAAACCTAAGTCTAGTCCTGCTACGCCTGCACCTAGTACAGTGTTTTCACTGTCCAAGTTGTAGTCTGCTGCCGCTGTTACATCTAGGCTTGCAATGTTCAATGTGTATGCACCTTGAATGTTGCTAATGTCTGTGATGTCTGCTGTCCAGTCTGTTAAACCTACTGCTACTACTGCATCGCCTACAGTCACTTGTACTGCTTCTGCCATTGCTGGTGCTGCTAGTGTTTGCTCACCTTCTGCGCCTGGCATTACACCTAGGTCGTCACCAACTGCAACGCCTACGCCTGCTACACTTGTGCCTACTGCCCATGTGTCTAGTGTTAGAGCACTACCGTCTGTTGCACTAAAGTCTAGATCTACTGTTGCCAATGAACCTGCATCGATGTCTAGTTCGATACCCATTGTGCCACCGTAGTTGTCACCAGCTGTTTCAGCAAAGTCTAAGTTTACTGCACCTGAGATAACTGGGCCTGTTGGAGCCGCTGTTGTTGTGTCTTCAGCAAATGCTGCTGTAGAAATTGCCATTGCGGCAACTGTTGTAATAAATACATTACGCATATTTTAGTTCCTTTTTTTAATATGTATACATAGTAAAGGGCAAGTTCGATGCTTGCCCTTTCACTCTAATAGTTATAACATCTACTTGCGCTTAGTCGAGCGTTTTGATGTCTTTTTGGTGGTTTTGGATAAAACTTCTTCAAAGTTGTTGCGTTTGAGCAACGGTAGTAGTGCTGTTTCTGCTTGCCTATCATTCCACTTGAATTGTGTCTTGGCTTCTTTAAGCATGTCTTCTACGGCATCATGTCGTGCTATAATGCCGTAGAGTATTTTATCTATCTCAATCCAGTTCAACCTTTGGCGTCTTTTTCAGCTTTGGTTAGTTTGTTGTTCCACTGGTTGTTGCTAATACCAAGTTCACTAGGCATTGCTTTGGTCTTACCTTTGGTAATCTCGCCGCCTTTGTCTAAAAACTCTTTAATGAGATCTTCATCTGTATTTTTATTTGGAAGTGGATTCATTCCCATTGTATTTAAAGTTGATCCAGCAAGTCTGCAAATTTCTTTTTTGATTTGCCACTTACCTTTGCACCAGCAATATCTGCTAGGTTGCTGGTGTCTTCACCTACAACTACAAACGCAATCATGCCCATGCCTTTGTGTGGTGAGCATTGGTAAAAGTAAATGCCTGGAATATCAAATGTAATCGCAACTTCTTTGTTGTTCTTTGATTTCTTTGGTGCATCCCAACCTTCTGGACCAGCAACAAACTCTACGTTGTGTCCTTTTGCAGTTGGTACCCAAGTGATAGTATCGCCTACATCAATACGAGCGATGTCTTCACTATATACCATCTTAGCACCGTCATCACGTTTGTTTAGCATATCGATTGTCATGTCTTCAGCAAGTGCTGGTGTCGCCATTGCTGCAAGTAATCCTAGTGTAGTCAGTAGTCTTGCCATATTATATTCCTTTCGTATATGGTTTATCCGCCTGGTACAAATCCTTTTGGTTTATACCAAACTTTTTGATCGTGTATTTTACCTAGTAGAGTTTGTATCTCATTCATCTCCTCGTGGAGTTGAGTTGATACATCACCTTGTGCAATAGCCAATCCTCTGCGTCCAGCTTTTGCTCTTAGTGCCGATTCAATAACTTCGATGTCACGGATTGATAGTTCAAAGCTAGTGTTTGGTTTCATTCACCTAGTCCAAAGCAAGGCATATGAATTGCTACTTTACATGCTCTAGCATATTCTTCTGGACCCATGATAGCTAGTGACATCAGCAAAGGTAGTGCTGTAAATGTTAGAATGATTACCAAGAATGCCCAGCCTAAGCCTTTTGTAGTACAATATTGTGTTTGTTCACTCATGTTCGCCACCATTTGCACGACCGTTGTACTTGCGGCCTGATTTCAAAATGTTGTTGAGTGACTCTGGATTGCGTTCTGCTTGACGGAATGTTACAACTGTAATAGTAACACCACTAACAAGCAATAGGTGGAATGCAGCACTAATACCAAAAGCAAGATAGCTTCCTACCATTAGGGCAAAGATACCACTCCAGATAAAGAATAGACACTGGAAGATCATATGTCCTACCATAGGGTCTAAGTTACGTAGTGGTGACTTTTCTACTGTCATTACACTATCCCACATTTCACGTGGAATGTTTATAAGTTCTGATATTGTAGTTGCCCAGCCAATGGGTTTTGGATTCTTCATAGTTTTCTCCTGTGTGTGTTTGTTCATGTACTATATATAGCAGATTAACTGTGTAAAGTCAACCTTACTAGGTGTGTTAAAGTGTAGCACTAGTAGCTTTGAGCTAGGCGCCACATCAAATACTCTTTTGATTCAATCGAATCATACTTTGCTGCTTCATCTTTACGTAGATTACTTACAATAGTGCCTGGTGTAGGATCTACAAAATGTGGCATACTATAACGCTGTTGATGTATGTGACTGTTGACTACACGATGTTTAGTACTTTTAAAATAATCGTTAGTCCAACGCTGTAGTAAATCGCCAATATTACAAACAACGCCATTGTCCGCATAGGGTACTGGATGCCAAGTGCCATTAAGGTCTTGAACTTCAAGTCCTGGTACATCGTTAATCTGCCAAAGTAAAGTAATAGTACCGTAGTCACTATGTTCTCCTATTCGCATTTGCTTGTTTTCAACAGGTCCGTCATACGCCGGATAATGAATAACTCTTGTGGTGTTAAACGGTTGCATATGAGAATCTACAAGTGTAGTACCGGTATCTAAAATAGTATCAAACTTTTCTAATATCTTTAGTGTAAGTTTATCTGCAATGTCGATACTTTGTAGTGCTGCTGCTTTAAATCCATTTAGTTCAGTAGGCCAAAGGTCTTCTGGCATACGTGTATTGTTGTAGTTAAAACTTTCTTTAATATCTTTAGGTGCTGTAGGGTCTACATTTTCATCACCTACCATACTATAACCTAAGTTAGTATCTGCGTTATAAGGATAGCTTTGCTTTACATCCATTGGCAGTTCAAAGAACGCTTTCATTTGTTCTTGCCAACTTTTCATATCACCTTGCTCTACTGTGTTTAGAGCATTTGTGAACACTGCGAAGCCTACAGTAGTGTAGGCTTCGTCAATACGATCTAAAGCGTCTGATGCTTGTAAATCAATTACTGGAATCATTAGTTAGGAACCTGTGATGTAATGCCTTCTACATAGAAGTCCATTGTGTCTAGCTGCATACGTGTTGCTACTTCACCATCTTTTAGGAACACTGTTCCGTCTTGCTTGTTAATTGGACCTGTAAATCCAAACAACTCGCCTGCGCTAATAGCATCTTTTACACGCTGTGCTTCTGCTTGTACATCAGCTGGCATGTTAGCAAACGGTGCCATTTGTACAGCGTCTTCGTTCATGTGTCCAAAGTAATCACCTGTTTCCCATGTACCGTCTAGCACTTGTCCTACTTTCTTAATATAGTAAGGACCCCAGTTATCTATCGTAGCTGTCAGCTGTGCCTTAGGCGCGAACTTCATTTGATCTGACGCTTGTCCAAAGCCAAGTACACCAGCTTCTTCTGCTGCTTGTAGTGGAGCAGGTGAATCAGTGTGTTGTGCTACAATGTCACAACCCTGCTGGATCATAGCCACTGCTGCATCTTTTTCCTTGCCCGGATCATACCATGTGTAAACCCAAGTAATTTTTAGTTCTACATCTGGGTTGTTTTTCTTTGCACCTAGATAGAATGTATTGATTTCACGCATAACTTCTGGGATTGGAAATGAAGCAATATAACAAATGGTGTTTGTTTTTGTCATCATACCAGCAATAATGCCTTGTACGTGTCTTGCTTGATATAGTTTTAAGCCGTAGTTGGCAGCATTTTCTGATTGCTTGTAACCTGTAGCATGTTCAAACTTTACGTCTGGAAACTTCTTTGCCACTGACATCAGTGGATCCATATATCCAAATGATGTAGCAAAAATAATGTCATTGCCTTGTAGTGCTAGTTGTGTCATTACACGTTCAGCATCTGCTCCTTCTGGCACACTTTCGACAAATGTAGTTTCTACTCTGTCTCCAAATGCTTCTTCTACTTGTTGACGACCAATGTCATGACGATAAGTCCAGCCGTGGTCTCCTGTTGGGCCAACGTAAACGAAGGCTGCTTTTACTTTGTCCTTTGGTTCATCAGCCAATGCTGACATGCCAAAAGACCCCATCAATAGTACTGATGCGGTTAATAGTTTAAATAGTTTCATTAAAATGGTTTCCTTTTGTGTGTGTGGATGTACTTTAACCTATGTCTCATCCGTAATAGCGGGCCCGTTCTGTTACCAGGTGGAACCCATACCCTGCATACCCTTAGGCTGCTAGACTATAATCTGCGTTTGCAATTATAAAGTTTGTTCGCGGTAACGGCGCTTACATCCCGGTAACTCCACTTCACTTTCACACCTGTCGATCCTATTTCGACCCCATCAAAAACACACTGCCAACCACGAGGCTCAAAGAACCCTTAAAGGCGATTTCGCGGGTCAGACCCTAGAAACAGTGTGCTTATGGTGGAG